TGCCTATCGTAGTGACAGTGTAACACCACTAGGACCAAACAAAGTTCTTATTGAGTTTCGGGGCTACGGTTTGCGTAGGGACACAGAAGAAGAAAGACAGACTCGTATCAAACATCACAACTCTATATGGGGGCCGTTTGGTCGGAACCTACATGAAGACCTAATTGGTGTCGCAGGTCAAGGGACAACAATGCGAGAGGGCACCGAACCGCGAAACATTTTACACGGACGACACGAAAATAGCACAATCCACG